TGCTATTTTCTAAAATTTCCTAAAAATTCTGGAGGTGATCAGCTATGCGTCAGCTACGTTGCTCTTCAGCTGGTCAGCTGCGCTGCTGACGTAAAGAATAGTAATAAATATAAAGAATATATAGGAACCAGCTGGTTGCTGGTAGATAGCTGTTGATGTTATAATCCAACGCTGCCGTGCTATAATAATAGGGGTATGGGAGAAAACTAAAGGAGTTGACATGTCAGTAGAAGCTCAAGCAATCGCAGAGTTGTTTAGGGATCCAAGGAGAACGCAAAGAATGTCTCCTTTCACAGAGATCATCTCTAGGACTAGAGGCCGAGGAGAAGTTCCTTATTCTCAAGGTGGAGACTTAGGACCTCCAGGACCTAAACCAGGACCAGGTATGCCACCACCACCTCCGGGTTTTGGACCGGTATTATTCTAATGACTAGAGACCAAGAATTTGGATGGAGAGCGCTCGGGGAGTATATTCCTCTTATAGATACGCTGCTAGATAGGAAAATATCGTCTAACCAACAGATATGGGATAAGATGGAGGACAGAAGAGCTGCGCTATCTGGAGGCGATCAAACTGGAGGTAGTTCAAATCCTTCAGGGTCATGGCAAAACGTAATGGTAGAGGGTGTACCTAAGCGAGGAGAAGATGTCTTAAGGCGTAGATATGTAGAGGATGATACACCTGAGACTACAGGTCCAATGCCTAGAGGTCTTCCCATGGCTCGATTTCCATCTATCTGGGAGCTTGGCGGCGAAGCTAAATGGAAAAATCCGAATGAAAGCCAGTCATTAGGTTTTGATGTAGATATTAAAGGTATAATGGACGCTGTAAAGAACAAAGTGAGCGATGCTGAATCTGCTGTAAATAAATCCGCTGCAGGCCAGGCTATATCTTCTGCTGTTGATTCGATAAACGAGAATGCAGACCTTAGAAGTTTACAAGACAGGATGGGAGCAGCTATAGACCGTTCTCTAAACCCTCAAGATCCTAACGCTTATTTTGGTGAAGACTCTGATTATGACGCTTTAGGATTTGATAGATGGCTTTTAGAGAAATATCAAAACTCTAATGACTTTTCTAAAAAACTAAGAGCTAATGCAGAGAGGTTAAATGTTCCACTAGGAATACCGCAAGGTAGTCCTGCAGAGAGATCTTTAGATAAAAGCATGTTAACGGGCGGCGCGGGTACGATATACGATATTCTTAAATACTTAAAACAATTAGCGGATTAGAAAATGGATATACTAGATATTTTTAGGCAAGCAATTAAAGGCGGCGCTGAAAGGCTTGGTAACGAGTTTGCCCCACCGTCTGAAGAGGAGAGAATGGCTAACATGAACCGTAGGCCTAATATGCCAGGGTATTCAACTAGAGCCGGAAATGTGATAGAGCGCAGTAATGTTCCTCATACTAGAACGGATTGGGCAGCTGAAGCTATGACTGAAGAAATGCCTTTAGGTTCAATGATCGCGGACAGGATGAGAAGCCAGGATATGCCAGGCAAGTATCGTCAAGAGATCTTGGACCAGTACAACTCTGGGTTTGACTTCGGTTACGAGGGCTACGGGCCGTATGGTCAACGCAATGTTGACGAGGTTATGCGCAACCAAATGGCAAGAGAAGAGGAAAGACGCCGAAGAGGTGCATTTCCTGGGTCTCCGGTAAATTACTAATGGCTTGGCAGAAAGGACAGACTGGTAACCCTAAGGGTAGACCACGTAAATCACAAAAAACGATGGCTCAGTTAAGGAGCCAGATATCAGAGCATCTTCCAGACGTTATTGACGTGCTGGCAACGGCCGCTAAAGACGGAGATGTTCAGGCTGCGCGTATTTTGGTAGAAAGATGCGTTCCATCTATGCGAGCCATTGACCAAAATGTTAATATCAACGATTCTATGAGAGAGCTTACAGATGCAGAGCTTGTCGACCTCATCAAGGAGTTTGAGGACGGCGTAGAAAAAATCCCAGAAATACAACATTAGGAGGCATAATGCCAACAGTAAAGTTTCCATACGATCAATCAGGCGTTGCGGCTGCAAAAAAAGCTGCTTCACTACACCCACAGGCGCAAATGATGGCAGATAGCACACCAAAGCAACCAGCTCCAGGCGGTAGAAAAAAACCAAAACGTTCCGATCAGGTACCTAGCGGTAATAAAAGGTATTAGCAATGGCTCAGCGGTTACAACCGGTTGAATCTATATATGTGAATTATGGATCTTTAGGCGCTGCTCATGCTTTAGATTATGCGTCTATACCTAGCACTTTATATGATAAGGGGTTAGATGACCCTACCACGTATTTTGCTAATGTAAAATCTTACTCTGTAGGGGACATATTTGGTTACGAGAAAGATGTTAGAACAGTTGCCACTCTAACTTCGGGCTTGACAGCCGGTGTAACCAGCCTTATGGATATTTCAGTGTCAGCAGGTGGTTTTCCTGCTTTTGGAAGTGTTTTAGTTGGCGCAGAGCTAATAGATTATACCGGTACCGCAGGACCTCCAAATCAGTTAACAGGGTTAACTAGAGGATCCGGGGTTAACAATTATTCTACTTCAGACGTGACTCACGCTATTGGAACTCTTGTTTCTTTGGTGGAACTATCTATTATAACATCTATAGATTATGAATCATCTAGGGGTATATACCACATAGAAACGTTTTCTAGACTTATAAACAACCAACCACCGCAAACCAAAAAAGACATGTTTCAACTTAGCGAGGATTACGTTGTTTTGGTTAAATACGCCGGAACACCGTCTTAATGAGTTTATCGTACACTCTTGTACATAGTTATCCTAAAGAAGAAATAAGAGCGATACTTGCTTCTGAACTAGAAAGGAGGATTAAAAGTGGGAAAGACAAATGGATTGCTCTTCCTGGACCCCAACGAGACTTCGTATATAGTGAGCATCCTCACATTCTGTTCGGAGGGGCCCGAGGAGGGTCAAAGTCTGTTGGAATGCTGCTGGCTTTCAGGAGACATGCAGAGCTCTACGGAGAAAATGCTCACGGGCTATTATTCCGTAGAACTTACCCGGAAACAGGGGAGCTGGTTAAATTAGGTCAACAGGTATTTGTAAAAGAAGGTTGGGAATGGAAGGTAGGAGAAAGAAAGTGGGTAAGCCCAAAAGGTTCTACTCTCCAGCTCAAACATCTAGACGAAGACAACGACGCTATGAAGCTTCAAGGGTTTTCCGTTACATTCCTAGGGTTTGACGAATTAGGAAACTGGCCATCACCTGAGCCTATAGATTTGTTGCAAGCTACTATGAGGTCGGCTGCCGGTGTACCCACGATGTTTAGAGCCAGCGCGAACCCTGGAGGGCCTGGTCACGGTTGGGTAAAAGAGAGATACATAGATAAAGAGGTAGAGGGAAAACTGTTTATACCCTCGAAGATTACAGATAACGAACCTCTGATGAAAAATGATCCGGGGTACATAGATAGAATTAAAGCTTCTGGACCGGAATGGTTAGTAAAGGCTTGGTTAGATGGAGACTGGGATATAGCTCCTGGAGCTTACTTCGAGTCTATATGGAATCCTTTCGAGCACGTTGTAGAGCCATTTGAAATACCTTTAGAATGGAGAAGGTGGAAATCTTACGATCATGGGTTTAAATCGCCTGCTGGCTGCGTTTGGTTTGCTCAAGATTACGACGGGGTTGTTTATCTGTACAGAGAGAGATATTGGTCTGACAGGCCTAACGTGGGGTCTCAAACACCCATAGAGCTTATAGCAGAAGAGATATTAGAAGCAGAGTTAAAAGAAAAAAATAACGGGGTAAAATTTAGAAGTAACATAGCAGATTCAGCCATATTTATGCAGGATGGAAGACATAAATCTGTTGCTGACGTGTTTAATGACTACGGTGTTTTTTGGGAACCAAGCGCTAAAGGTCCAGGATCTAGAGTCCAAGGGCTTAACGAGTTTGTTGACAGATTAAATGCCGGATCTTTTAAAGTTTTTGCTGATTGCAAGCATTGGTTAAGGACTGTGCCATCTTTGCCAGCCGATCCTAAGAAGATAGAAGACATTGACACTAAAGCAGAAGACCACTTGTTTGACGCCACGAGATATGGATTGATGCACAAGAGAGCGAAGTCTAAGAAACCTACACCAAAGAAAACTGATCCTAACCCGTTTACTCTAGAATGGTTAGATAGGATAGAAGAACTTTACGAGGATTATAACAATGTCTGATTTAGAAATCACGGGTGCGTCTTCTACGTATCCAGAAATATCCACAAGCTCGAAAGGGCTGATTAAGGAGTTTCAAAATAATATAGCCTTATCTTACCGCAAATGGAAAAGACGGTACAGAGAAATTGAACATAGTAGGAGATATGCTCTAGGAAAAACAACCTGGAGGTCTCAAACTATTACCCCTGGCCAGGCTAACCAAGAAGCCGGTAAAATAATTAAATCTAATATTATTCACGCCACACTTCAAAACATGCTGCCACTTATATATGCTAAGAATCCGGAGATTGCTGTAAAACCTAACCAGCATATAGACCCGTCTGGCTATGATTATAGAACTGCAGATTTGTTTTCTGAAACTTTAGAGCTTGTACTAAACTCTTGCCTTAAAAAGGCAGAACTAAAGAGGGTTGCCAAACAGGTTCTTAGATCTTGCATGGTTAGTAAAATAGGAATTCTAAAGATTACATACCAGCGCGATTATATTAAAGATCCGCTTGTAAGCAGGCAGCTACACGACGCTCAAGAAAGTCTAGCAGCTCTCATAGAAACTATAAGACAAGAGGACAGTGTAGACCAGCAAGACGCTGATGCGCTGATCCAAAAGCAAAACATGATAGTTGAATCTCTTGAGCAGCAGGTAACTGTAATGCGCAGAGAGGGTTTAAACTTGGGTGTAGTAAGGCCTGAAGACTTTAGAATGGACACGTCTCTAGACACCTTGCAAGATTACAAACAGGCTCAGTGGATGGCAAACAGGACCTGGATGACGCCTAAAGAGGTAATGTCTAGGTTTCAGCTTGAGAAAAAAGATTTAGAAAAGTTTTCGACTTATAGAAGGAATCAAAACGGTATACCTCAGAGATTAACCAAAGATTCTAACTTAGGAGAAGGTGAGGACGTTTCTATTGCTATCCCAGTGTGGGAGTATTGGGACAAGATCACGCAAACTGTTTACACTTGGGCAGAGGGCGGTGACAACTACATTAAAGTTCCTTTTCATCCTCAGAAGATGGGCGACTCTTGGTTTCCATTCTTTATTCTTGGTCTTAACTGGATAGACGGAGAAGAGTGGCCAATATCAGATGTCGATCTATTAGAAAACCTTCAAGATGAGTACATGACGATAAGGACTCAAGCTTCTAAACATAGGGACTTGGCTGCACCATTCTACGTTGCAGATTCTAGCCGAATTAATTACGAAGATATAGAAACGTTCTCGAACGCTACTATTGGAGATATAGCATTAATTAACGCATCAGGCGCTGGTGTCAATACGGTTTTCCAACCGGCTTCAACGCCTCCTTTCAACCCGATGATTTATGATACATCATCAGTTAGGTCCGATATAGAATGGATCAGTGGTTTAGGCGATGCCGCTAGGGGTTCGGTGGCTAGATCTAAAACAGCAACTGAGGCCAACATCCTTCAAGAAGGTTTATCTAATAGAACCGGAGAAAAGGTAGACCTGTTAGAAGATTGGTTAAAAGATGTTGCCACGTTCTCTGCAGAAATACTTTTGCAAGAGATGCCAGCAGAGATGGTAGCTCAAGAGGTTGGTCAGAATGCATTTTGGCCGCAACTTGACAAGCAAACATTGTATGATAGAATCAACGTTGAAATTAAGGCTGGCAGCACGGAGATGCCTGATAAAAACCAGGAGCAAATGCGTTGGGTAGAGTTGATGCCTATAATTATGCAGAATATCGACGCTATTCAAGCTATGAGAATGCAGGGTATACCAGACGAGTTTAACCCGTTTATTAACCTGGTAAAAGAAACGTTTAAAAGGTTTGACGAGAGGATAGATGTGGTAAAATTCATTCCTCCGCTACCTCAAGATGTTCAAGAGTATGTGAGGCAAAATGAGCAGATGCAAGCAGCTATGAACCCGCAAGCGGGCGGTCAACCAGCTGCTAAACCGGGTGGCAGGGCAAGGCCTGAATTTGTTAGACAGGAAAACTCTCCAACCAATCGCGTAAACCAGAGATCTAGAAACGAGTACAGAGATCCGCAAGACTTAAGTTAAGGGAGAAAAAATGGCAGAGCCGCAATTAAGTAACGAAGAGCTTTTTCAATCTACTCAGGACGTTTTGGCTAGCGCCTTCGACGACCTTAAAAAGGAAAGCAACGAAGATGAGGAGGTTGAGTTAGATCTTCATACGCCCACATACGAAGAGGCAGAGAAAGGTGGAGACTCTAATGTAGAGGTAAAAGCGGAAGAAGAGTCAGAGGCTAAAACCGAAGAAAAAGAGCCTGAGGAGGAGGTTCAAGCCGCTCGCGATAGTGAAGAATCTCCAGAGGTAGAGATTAAAGACGAAGATATCTTAAACAATCTAAAACCTAAAGCTCAAGAAAGGTTTAAAGATTTAGTATCTAGAACTAAAGAGTTAGAAAGTCAACTAGAAGAGATGCTTCCTTCTAATAAGGTTGCTGAACACGTCTTAAGCTCAGGAACTCAGCCAGATCAACTTAACTTCGCTTTAGATATATTTAAAAACCTTAACTCTGGAGATTGGGAGTCTGCTAGAAACGCCCTGTCTAGGATAGATGAGTTTTCTAATGCTATAGCTGAAAAGTTAGGTGTATCAGAGAACTCTAACGAAAAATCTAATTATTCAGATTTCGAAGACTTAAACAACGCTGTAGAGAATTTAGAAATTTCCCAAGAATGGGCTAATAAGTTAGCAGCTCAGCGTATACAAGAGAACTCAATAAATCAATCTAAAAGCGCTTTTGATCAGTATAATCAACAATCGCAAGAGCAAACACTAGCTTATGAGCAAGAGCAGAATACAGCTTATAATGCAATAAAGCAGTGGGAAAACGATATAAGAACAAAAGATGCTGACTTTGAGTCTAAACGTGATATAATGTTAGACATAGGCGAAAAGATAGTAAACTCTGGGGTTAACCCGGCTAGTTGGCTACCTCTTCTCCAAAATGAATACGAAGTTCTTAGCAGAGGAATGTCGCTAGCCTCTCCAGGAACTAACGCTAGAAAAAGTTCTGGGCCACTAGCTCCCAGTAGATCAAGCGGCGGATCTTCTGATGTTGACGATCTCAAGACGGCTGAAGTAACGCCAGAGTTCTTACAATATCATTTAGATCAACTTAACAACAGGTAAAGGGCGTAATTGCTGGGACCCGCCTGCCCAGTAGCACAAGATTTGCATTCGTGCGGCAACCCTGTTCAATCGATAACTACTTAAACTAAAAAAAGGATATCAACTAATGGCTACGAATACAGCCCTAAACAGCAATGATATTACCCAACTAGGTTATGTAGCTCTTCAGAACTATCTGAAAAATAAACCTATCGATCAGGTAGCTCAGGAACGTCCTCTGCTCAAAGCCTTGATTTCTAAAAAGAAACCTTGGGGCGGCGGTAAAGAGAATATTGTTGAGCAAATCCGAACTGGGTACGATAGCAACTTCCAGTGGTTTGGTGAGCATGCGACCACCAAAAATACCACGGATACTGTTACGTATAACACTCGAGACACTGTGCGTCAAGCATACTGGCCTTGGTGTTCTGCCCACGATGGTTTCTATTTCACTGAAGACTTCTTGCTTGGTAACGGTATTATCGTTACGGACTCCTCGCCGAGGAATTCATCTTCAGCTGGCTTAGTACAGCTAACTAACATCTTCAACGAAGGCATGGAAACTCTACGCCTTGGTTTTGAAGAGGTTCTCGATCTATCCCTGCATATGGATGGAACAATCGATCCGGGTGGTTCAGGTTCGAGCTCAAGCGGTCGTATCATTAACGGTCTTGACTTTATTGTCAACATCAAAGATACTACTAGCACTGTAGGCGGTATTGTTAAAACTGCTCACACGGGTTCTAACTACTGGAACAACCATTGGAACGACGGCTCTGGCCTAAATGACACAGGTGCTACCGGCACTGGAGTCACTGAAGCCACTATGCTAGATGAAATGACGAAAATGTGGCGTGAGTGTCAGAAAAACGGAGGAAGCCCTGACATCATCATCGCAGGTTCTACATTTATCGATCACTTCCGCGGTGCTACTGAAGCTGCAGTGTCTCGTTACGCTGTTCAGCCTACCCAGCAGGCTCAGATGCCTTGGAACATGGATGCTTCTGTTGAAGTTAAAAACGGTGGAACTTTCACCGGTCTTTACTTCCAGGGTGTTCCTATCCTTTGGGATCCAACGTTTGATGGTGGATGTACCACTAAAGATAGCTCAGCTACTTATGCTTGGAAACGACGATGCTACTTCCTCAACAGCAATCACATGGCTCTTCGACCGATCGAAGGAAATGACATGGTTGCTCGGAAGCCGCCTCGCCAGTACAACAAGTACGAGTACTACTGGGGCATGACATGGCGTGGAGCTTTAACGGCTAACCGCTTGAACTGCCACGGAGTTCTATTTAGCGAAGCGTAAAACCTTAGGGAAGGGGGAGTCTGGTCGCTCCCCCGACCCTCTTTTTATTAGGGAGAAATTATGTATCAAGTACCTAGGATTTTGATCAAGATCGACGGCGATCAGTTCACTAAACCTTCTAAAAAAATACCGTCTCATGAGTTGCCTTTTTATTTAGAGAGATACGGGCCAACGGTAATTGTTGAAGAAAAATTATCAGACTTTTTTGAGATAGATAGCCTTCAAGAAGAGTGGACTAGGTTGTGTACAAATTATGGAGAGCAAGCAACACTTTCCGTGTTTGGTAGACCCCCTGAAGGATTAACTAGCGCGCTTGACGCAATAGTGGCGAAAGAAAAGAATGTCAAGAACACTTCTAAGTCTTCGAACAGAACTAGCTCAGAGGTTGGGATTTAGCGCGTCTGGAACCGCTGCAATAGCGCAGCAGGGTATATTAGATTCAGCTTTAAGAAGTGCCCAGGAGCAGCTATTTTACGAGTTTGGAGATCTACTTACCAAAAGAATAAATGACACTACTCCTGGCACTACTGTTGCTGGAACGTCTTACTACGCGTTCCCCTCTGATTGTGACCCGTATAAGCCTCTTACAGTTTCCATGCAGAGGCAGGGTACAGGAAGATTTTACGAGCTGCAAATAGGAATTGGCGTACATCGCCATAACGACCTTCCAGTTTTAAATCAGATGGATCCCGTAAGATGGGATGTCATCGATGATAGCGGTACTGCTAAGATAGAAGTTTGGCCAGTACCAAACGATAGTACCTCTAAATTTAGATTAGAGTACAACGCCGGTCTAACAACTTTCTCAGCAGATACTGACACGGCCACAGTAAATCCGCAGCTAATACTGCTGCACTCTATAACGACTATGAAGGCTCACTATAGGCAGCCTGATTACGAGATATATGCTAACCAGCTTTCTCAACTGTTAGGAAGAATCAAATCTATTGGTTTGGTTGGTGGGGGTTCTTACAGAAGATACACTAAGAGAACTGCTAACTTCTACCTTGATCCTAGCAATGATTTGGCTATCTCTAGCAACTCTCAATATGAGGTTGCATCTATCATAGCTAAAACCTACGTGTCTACTACAGACGCTGGCTCTGGATCATCATACATAGTGACTAGTTAATATGGCTACAATTACCGTACCAACGATGACGCCACGTAGTGGTCCTACTGGCGGGCTAGATGATGTTAATGATTTTCTGCACGTTGCTAACTCTTCGTCAGATAACAGATTAACTCCTGGTCAAGCTAAAAACTATTATATAGGCGGAGTATTAGGAGGTTCTAATATAACCTCGGTTCCTAATACAGCGACATATGAAAACACTTTAAACCTAGACACAACAATAACTGGTTTACTGTCTGTCACTTCGGTATCTTTTGTCGGCGAGCTCACGGGCAATTCTTCTACAGCTACAGCCTTGCAAACACCTAGAAACATAGCAGGACAGAGTTTCGACGGAACCGCAGATATAGCTATAGCAACGGCAGATCTTTCTGACGTCTCTAGCACCTCGCCTACAACTGGCCAATTCCTTCAGTGGTCTGGAACAGAATATGTACCTGCTACAGCCTCAGGAACGGGAACTGTCACTAGTGTTGCTATTGCTGGAACCGATGGTATAGATGTAGATAGCGGATCTCCTATCACTACTACGGGAACAATAACCCTTGGGTTATCTAACATTCCTAACACTTCAATAGCTAATAGTTCAGTTACATTCGCTGGCCAGACCGCAGCATTAGGATCATCTGCTTCTATATCTATAAACAACCTATCTGATGTTTACTCTAGCATGAGCCCTACTGACGGGCAAGCCTTAGTGTATGACACAACTAACGGCTGGCAAGCAGAAACACTCTCTGGAGATATATCAGAGGTAATAGCAGGAACAAACTTAAATGGTGGTGGAACATCTGGATCTGTCACTCTAAATCTAGACAGTACTTTAACTGGTTTAACGTCTGTAACGTCTTCTAGCTTTGTAGGAGATTTAACTGGCAATGCATCTACAGCCACCGCATTAGAGACAGCAAGAAATATAGCAGGCTCAAGTTTTGACGGAACTGCAGACATAACAATACCCATAACTCAGTTGTCAGACGTTCATTCTTCAATGTCTCCTACTGACGGTCAAGCTCTTATATACGACACAACTAACGGTTGGCAGGCTGAAACGCTTCCATCAAGCGGTACTGTAACTAGCGTTGCTATCACAGGTACTGATGGTATAGACGTTGACTCAGGGTCACCTATAACATCCTCTGGGACAATCCAGCTTGGACTAAGCAGTATACCCAACTCTTCATTAGCTAACTCCTCTGTGGACTTTGGTGGAGTTATAGTGAGTCTAGGAGCTGCTGACGCAACGCCAGCTTTTGATTTAACAGATGCTACAAGCCTGCCGCTCTCTACTGGAGTTACAG